TATATGGGGCTATTAGTACCAAGAAGCAGTATGAGCAAAACACCTCTAAGATGTGCAAATAGCGTAGGAGTTATCGATGCAGATTATAGAGGGGAATTAAGCATTGCATATGAAAACATATCTTGTAGTGATTACATGATATTTAGAGGTGATCGCATCGCACAATTAATCATCGTACCAATCGCTATTGTAGATGTAGAAGAAGCACAAACACTCAGCGAAACAGAACGTGGCGATGGTGGATATGGTAGTACTGGCAAATAAAAAGACAGTAAATAGACAGAAAAGACAGTAGAAAGACAGAACGTAGACAGTAAAAGGAGAAAACAAATATGAATAAATTAGTATTAGCAACAATGATTATGGGTGTAATTGGTGGCAATGTGTTTGCAAATGGTGTAGTTACAGGCCCTGTAGAGCCTAACACGCAAGCACCAGTAGTAAGCGGTTACAATTCAGTAGCCGTAGGGGCAAATACAGTAGTTACAGGCACAAATACAATTGCAATTGGCCGTGATAATAAAGTAACAGGAAATGATAGCGTTGTAATTGGTGGTGGCAATGGAACAATTGAAGCTGATCAAGCAAGCGTAATTGGTTACAACAACTATGTAGGCAATAATAAAGAACAAACTGTATTGGGTGCTAACAATACTGTAGACAATCAAGGTGCAGTAGTAGTAGGCACACACAGTGTAGTGCGTGGTATTGATGCAGTAGTCATTGGTAACAATGCATCAGCACCTATTCAAAATTCCGTAGCGATTGGCACAAACAGTCAAACGGATAACCCTGTAGGTGTTCGACAAGTTGTATTGAATGGGGTAACTCACGTGTTCGCAGGTGAAAGCCCTAATAGCGTAGTATCCTTTGGCAGTAAGAAAAGTGATACATACAGTGGAATTAGTAACTACAATCGACAACTGCACAATGTAAGTGCGGGCCGTGTAGACCCTAGCAGTTTAGATGCGGTAAATGGCAGTCAGTTATTCGCAGCATATGACGAAATTGAAACAAACGGAACACACATTGCCAAACTTCAAAAAGATGTAAACTGTTTAGATAAACGAGTTACACGAAATACTACGAATATCTCTAATTTGACCTCTAAGGTGGATAACGGATTTACAACGATTAATAACACTCTAACCGCTACAAACGAGCGTGTAGGGCAAAATAGCCAAGCCATTTTGAACAATACGGATAGAATTAATAATCACGAAACACGAATTACAGATTTAGAGCGTAATACAGTGGGTCAAATCTCAAATGTGATGCATGAAGTAGCAAAAGCTGGTGCATCCAATGCAGCACTAAGTGCGTTGCACTACTTAGGCTACAATTCCGATGATAAATTAACATTTGCGGTAGGCTACGGACACTACAAAAACGCAAATGATGTAGCCCTCGGTATGTTCTATGCACCAACGGAACACGTTATGTTTAGCTTAGGTGCTACATTGGCCAACAAAATGATTAATGCAGGTGTATCTTTTAGACTTGGTAAAGGTAGTGAATATGAAACTAACCATAAAGGCAAAATCAAACAACTTGAGGAATTGGTAAATCAATTAGTAGCGGAAGTTGAAGAATTGAAAGCTGGTAAATAAATGTGTATACCGATTAGAACATATACAGGTGATATAGAAAACCTACAAACGAAAACACAAGACTTCAAAGCGATGGCTAATAGGGATGCAAAAGCTAATAGAAATGCATTTGGGTTTATGCAAGAGTTGTTTTTCAATGCGATCATGGGTGTATCGCTAGTAGTATTGATATTTGGGTTTGTGATTTTGATTAAAGTATTGGTTGGATAAGATACAGGCGGTGAAATATCCGCCTTATCACAAGAGGTGAATATGAGAATTTATCACGATATAAAAAGAGTAGGGTTACACGATACGACTTATATTTTGCAACGAGCCTTAACATTTGTTTATGAGGATTACTTATTTGAACCTGAAGTAGCGTTGAATATGAATAGGTTTATTGTTGTGTACAAGAGATCAGACATAAAAATATGTATTGAAGTATCGATGTATGAATTAGAGTATTTAAAAATTACATTAGAAGAATTTGTATTAAGAATAAAGAACAGAGTTATATCACAATACAGACATGAACTAGATAAACTCTATAATGGTGCGTTTAAATGATTGGCTATAGCGGATATACAGAACATTCTGATTATTACATAGCACCACATGATACATGGGAAAGTGCGTTTGAATTTCTAAAACAACTGGCTTGTGAAAGTGGCGATGATGAATTTTGCATCGGTGAGCTACATAAAGGAACAGTGTTAAAGTTGAAACAAGTTGAATGGTACAAATGGAATGAAGATAAAGGAGAATGGGTAGAGTATGATCACAGATAAACAAGGTAGAGAGTGGGTGCTACAAAAGTTATATGATGATGGGTGGCGGTATATAGCTGGTAGTTTAGATGACTATGTTTATATAACTCAAAGAGAACCAACTATAGTTAATGGTTTCTTTAGGAGTATCGGTCTTTGTGAAATATATAAACATATTGAGTTGAAAAGCGTGTTACCTAGTTTAGAATGTGGCGAGATAATGAACATTGCAGAAGAATTAGGTATTGTTGATTGGTCGAAAGTGGCGGTTGATACACCTATATTAGTTAGTTTTGATGGATGTAATTGGGTTAAAAAATATTTTGCTAAAGTACAAAACAATACAGTCTATGCTTTTGATAATGGCGCTACATCGTGGAGTGTTAGTAATGTGGAATATTGTGTTACTCCGTGGAAATACGCAAAACTAGCAGAGGTATAAACATATGGCTGAAAATTTAATTACAATTGGAATGATATTAGGTGTTTCGCCTTTTTTAGCAGCGATTTTAAGCGATGCCTTTGATACGTTTGAAGAGGGATGTGTACGAATGTTATACATACAGGCGATAATTGGTATTGTGTTAATTATCTTTGGTGCTGGTGTTATGTTGGGTGGTGAGTAATATTTGAATGAACCGACAAAGAGCGAAAAGAGATTAATCAGTAGTGCTAGAAAATACCTTGAGCCTGTAAAGACAGTTGATGAACAAATAAAGTCGATTGCAAAAGAAATAGAGCAACTACGATGCAATATTACATCAATTAGCGCTATCGATTACTCAAAAGATAGAGTGAGCGGTGGCGGTGTTCCATGTGGGTTAGAAAATAGCGTGGCAAGGTTTATCGATACAGAAAAAGAACAACGTAGACGGATTGATGAATTGAGCGAGTACAAGTGCGATGTAATCAACACGATCAATAGCCTAACAGAAGAAATAGGCGGTACAATGTTACGATATGAATACTTGCTCGGAATGTCAGCCAAACAAGCACATTCGGTTTTTGAAAACCAATTCAACGAAAGGCAGGCGATGAGATATAAAGAAAAAGCATTGATTGAAATAGGCAGGTTGAAATGTCAGTAAATGTCATGAAATGTCAGTAAATGTCAGTATAAACACCTAAAAACATATAGTAGAATATAAGGTGTAAGAGTTGCCAATGAGCAATTCTAAGAACTAAATAGCAATTGAGGTGCGGTTTTATATTTTGTATTTGAAAATCAACGAGTATTGTTTCTAAGTCATTACAATCTATATTATTTTCTAACTGCACCGCACCTCTTATATTGCATTTTGTAAACTAATACCGCACATATAATCCTTTCCAATATTGCAATAACAACCAACTATACGTTTCATGAGATAAAACCTTAAGCGAAAAAATGTTACATACTACAAACAACTGGCGGTATTAGTTTAGAGAGTGCAATTGCATATTGAAAACTAAAGCTATATGTTCCGTTGGGAACCGAGTATTGTGCGAGAGTTAGACAGAGTGAGCTAACCATGATTACAATTCATATACTCGTGTTGGCGAATAGCCAACTATATAACTTTGGTTTTGAATATACAATAAAAATAAATAAAACTATCACATAATGAGGTATATCCACGGCGATATATCTCATTTTTTGTATAAAGTTATCAAAAAAGGGAGAAATGATGACTGATATATTGTGTTGTAAGAGTAAATGCTTGAACAACAAGAAAGGGAAATGCACGGCTAATGTCATTGAGTGTGACGGATTATGCCAAACATACATCACACAGGGGAACGCAAGAAAAAGTACATGTGGTTTGTGTGTTAGATCTAATGGGAAGCTAAAGCGGAAAGGTGGTGAAGTACTAAAATGATTAAAGCAATTAAACAATTCTTTAAGAATAGAGCGTTATTCAAAAAAGCTGCACAAGATTTAGATAACAAAGACCTGCAAGCGAAAGCAAAATATGCGTTTGAGCATAGAGACGATAACGTAATGAGCATTATTGATTGCCTAGCCATTGTGTGCGGTGTATTGATTATAGTCGGTATTGTGTGGTGCTTGATGTGAATTATCAACCAACGATAAAGAAACTACTCAAAGCATTACAAATGAATGGTAGGCGGTATGTAGTCGATGTAAGGCAATCATGGAGTAAGTTTGATAAGCCTTGCAAGGTGTATATCGTTAATCGAATGTACACAGAGGAAGAATACAAACTGACATTCCCTCATAAATACAAGAAAGGGAAAACGTTCAAGCAAGGACAACTCTATAAGAAAGAAAGTGAGTATAGCAGTACTAAGCAACATGAAGTACTGCTATTTTTAGTTAGAACATATAAAGGTGGTGATTGATATATGGCAGATGCTAACACCTTAACAGAAAGAGAACGTATATTTGCAGATGAGTATATCAAGACTACCAATGCAACACAGAGTGCAATTAAGGCTGGATATGCAGAAAAAAGTGCATCAAGTAAGGGAAGTCAGCTGTTAAGAAAAGTAAAGGTGCGTAAATACATAGATGACGTAATGGAAAAGCGAAGTAAAAACACAATCGCAACTGCTGATGAAGTGCTTGAGTACCTAACCAAGGTTATGAATGGCGAAGAAAAAGATGCATTCGGCTTGGATACCTCAATTGCAGATAGAACCAAAGCAGCCGAGTTGTTGGGTAAACGGCACATGCTATTTACTGATAAGGTGAAACTTGATGCAGAAATAGAGATTGATATTTCAGACCGCATGAAACAAGCAAGGGTGAAATCTGATGAAGTACAACAAGGCACAACTGATTGATGCGTTGGGTTCGTTTACGCATGATCCATTAGGATTTGTATATTTCGCATTTCCTTGGGGAGAAAAAGGAACACCGCTTGAAAACTTTGATGGCCCTGATGAATGGCAAGTAAAGACTTTCAAGAAAATAGGCGAAGAACTACGCAAGGGAAAGTCATTAGCTAAGGCAATACAAATAGCCGTTGCATCAGGTCATGGTATTGGTAAGTCCGCTTTTTCTTCATTGTTGATATTATTTGCTATTGCTACACATGAGAATACGAGGGGAGTTGTAACTGCTAATACTGATACACAGTTAAAGTCTAAGACTTGGGCTGAGTTAAACAAGTGGTACAACCTGTTCATAGGTAAGGAACTATTTACCTACACGGCAACTGCATTGTTTAGTGCTGATAAACAGTATGAGAAAACATGGCGGATAGATGCTATTCCATGGAGCGAAAGTAATCCAGAAGCATTCGCAGGTTTGCACAATCAAGGGAACAGAATACTTATCATATTTGATGAAGCATCCGCTATTTCCGATAAAATTTGGGAAGTAACAGAGGGTGCATTAACAGATAAGGAAACCGAGATTATATGGTGCGTGTTTGGAAACCCTACACGTAATAGTGGTAGGTTTAGAGAATGTTTTAGAAAGCATCGTGCATATTGGACTACTTATCAGATAGATAGCCGCACTGTTAAAATTTCAAACAAAGCGAAATTACAAGAATGGGTTGATATTCATGGTGAGGATAGCGACTTTGTAAAAGTGCGTGTACGAGGGATATTCCCTAGTGCATCGGATACACAATTTATATCCGCATCAATTGTAGATGAAGCACAAAAGCGAATATACAGAGTTGGTGAGTTTAATAACCTACCTGTAATTATCGGTGTAGACCCTGCATGGACTGGTGGCGATACATTGGAAATAGTAATGCGTAATGGCTATTCCATGAAGTGCTTGGCAACGATTGAAAAGAATGACGATGATATGCGTATGGCTAACCTAATAGCACAATTCGAGGATGAATATAAAGCTGATGCAGTATTTATCGACCAAGGGTACGGCACTGGTATTTATAGTATCGGTAAGTCAATGGGTAGAAAATGGCGGTTAGTTGCCTTTGGTGGTGCATCGCCTAACAATATGTACCTCAACATGCGAGCATACATGTGGGGCGAGATGAAAGAGTGGCTAAAAGAGGGCGGTTCGATTCCTAATGAGCAAGGATTGTATGACGACCTCGTAGGCCCTGAAGCGATCATTGATAAAAACGGCCGTATCCAACTTGAAAGCAAAAAGGATATGAAAGAACGAGGGCTACCATCACCAAATAAAGGCGATGCATTAGCCTTGACCTTTGCATTTAGGGTCAATAAAAAAGTAAATGGCAATCACAGAAGAGTAGCGAATACAGAGTACAAACCATTTGGGTAAAGGGGGAATGTGAATGTGTATGAAAGCTAAAACACCAAGTGTTACTACACCAGCACCTGCACCAGTCGCACAGACTGATAACATGACGCAAAAAAAGGATGAGCAATGGTTCACCGATAAAAAGCGTAAGAAAACTGGTTATGATAGTACCATCTTGGCTAGTGCTTTAAATCAAGCCACAGGCAAAACAACATTAGGCGGTTAATATGAGTACTATCTTATCAAGTCTAGCAAGGCAACCTACAGAAAATCCTGTAACTAAACCAAAAGACTACAAAAAAATAAAAGCTAAATTCAATCAGATGTTCACCAATCGTCAAAAGTACGTTGAGAAATGGAAGATGATTAGAGACTATCAGTTACCATTCCTTGGTGTGTTTGATGGTGAGCAAGACCAATCGAAACTATATACCGATAAAATCCTTACTGGTATTGCATGGGAAAGTTGTCAAATATTCGCTAGTGGTGTAATGAGTGGAATGACACCGCCTAGCCGTAAATGGTTTAAATTAACCATGGAAAATACAGACATGGCAGCGAATAGCGATGTAGCAAAAGTATTAGATGAACGTGAAGAAATATTGTATGCAGTATTTGCAAAATCCAATTTCTACAATGTGGTTCACCAAGTCTATATGGAGTTGCCATTTGGACAAGCGCCTATGTCAATCATGCCTGATGGTAAAGTTGGTGTACGTTTCACATCGTATCCAATTGGTACTTACGCATTAGAATGCAATGCTAATGGTGAGGTTAACACGTTTGGACGGAAGTATAACATGACTTGCGACCAACTCGTGGAAGAGTTTGGATATGATAACTGTACCGAAAAGATTAAAAATGCATACGATGATGGCAAAGGTAATGCAACTGTATATACTGTTTGTTGGCTAGTGTGCGAGAACAAAGACCGCAACGGAAAACTTGGTAATAAGAATATGCCTTACTCCTCTATTTACTGGGTTGAGGGGAGTAGGGATGATGAAATCTTGCGACATAGTGGATATGAAGAATGGCCTATTCCGATTGCACGGCACACTACACATGATCTAAATGGTTATGGTAAAGGTAGTGCATGGTTCGCACAATCTGATGCAATGATGTTGCAAAAGTTGGAACTAGTAATACATATTTTACTGCATTGCTAGTTCCATATACTTACTACTAATACTCTG